CACGATACCTTTCAGGTTCAATACTTTTATTTGCTAAAATTTCAAGGTAGGTAAGGATTGTGCGATCATTGTTAACAAAATTAGATGTTTGTCTGGTCATATTAAAAACTTCTCCAAGTCTTCAAAATTTGTCAATATGTTTTATTTTAGTGGGTTAGGCTGGATTCGCACCAGCGTGGAATTACTCTACAGATTTACAGTCTGTCACCTTCGGCTACTCGGTCACCAACCCTTGTTTAAATTTATCTTACTATAATTCTTAATGCTTGTCAATCATACTTGTTTTTGATTCTTTTGAGATTCTTGTAAATTGAGGAGTTCAAGGATTGCCTCTCCTGCGTCTTTACGCGCCATGCTACAAGTCCAGAGCCTTTGTTCATTGCGTTTAATAATGATAATTTCTGTATCAGAAACTGAACAGACTAAATCATTTTTCTGTTTTATTAGTTGATTGAGAGATTCTATTTGTTGCTTTTGTTCTAATTCAGAAACGGGTTGAGGGTTTTCTCCGTACTCTTGTGTAGAGAAAACAATGGCTAACATAAAACTTTTTGTTTCTTTAAACTGAAACCAAATAATCTGCCAACTAAATTCACCATCAGGCTCTAATTCTCGATTCCAAATATTTAGAAAGGTTTGTAAATAACCTTCTAATCCTTTTTGAGTTTGACGGTTTTTATTAATATCACTGAGAAGTCCTTGATTTTGTTGAGGATAGTTTTCAACAGGTTCTTCTGACTGACTGTCTTCAATAGAAGAGTAAGAATAGCAAGGATTTAACAGTTCTACATAAAACATATTGTGACTCCGATTAATTTTACAGATAAAGTTCTAATGTTTATTTGTCGCCAAGATACCATTGCTTGTCACTAAGAAACCAAAAAAACACTCCCTTGTAAAATTTTGTGTGTTTTTTTTCAGCCATTAAGCTTTGCCATAAACGAAAAGCGTCAAAGAATTGTTCCCATCCATAAGGAACATACTCTTTAAGATTAGTCCAAATAATAGGTAGATAGCTTTTGATAGGCTTATAGAGTTTATTACAAATATAAACGTAAAAACCAAAAGACAAAGTATAAACCAATCCGTTAGTAATTAACATAAATCCCCACGCAAAAATTAAGAGCGAATTTAAGATCAGGGTCATCGGTTTTATTTTCATAATTTTACTTTAACCTTTTTAGGTGTTCTATATTACTTTACCATAATTAAAGTTATTTATTTATAGTTTTAATAAGAAAATAAATTAAATTTACCTTTTCTGCCGTCAGTGTTTTAAGTATCATCAGGATTTCTATTAATTTATCCTTAAGTTCTTTTTTAGTGGGTTCTGTGTCAGTTGGTTCATAGATGAAAGTTTTAGCACTTCCATCCTGTTCTATTCTAATCAAAGTGTATTTTTCCATTGTCTTGTTCTCTAATAAAGTTTAATTCCTAATAAGGTTTAAAGTCAATCCTTTTCGTTATGAGCCAGTTATGAGCTTTTATGGGACAGTTATGAGCTATTGTCTCATAATTCTATTTCATCATTACCATTTAAAAATCTCGATATATCAAAATGATACTCACTATCACCATTTTCGGTAACTACTATTCCCCCAAATTCTAAGAGTTTATTGTCAAGGAATTTTTTAGATTGTTTTAAGGAAATGTAATTTTCTATGGCAAATTCCTTGGCACTAATTGGCTTTTTATAGCGATATTTAAAGTCTGTATCAAGTTTTCTATTTTTTGTGTCAGACCATGAAAAATATTCTATTGTTACTCCTATAAAAAGGCCAAGTAATAAAGTTGGTACTCCGATAAAAAGCAAAGCAAAGATTTGATAAATTTCATTGTTCATAAAGTGTCTCTTTTTAGGTGTAGGTTTATCTTAATATATCTAGTCCTCGATTTCTGATTCTTTGAGCGAGGTCTTTGTTTAATACTCTTGATTCTTTAATCACAGTGATTCGATTACTTGGCCAATATTCTAGCAAGAAATCAACAACCTCAATAGAAGTTGTGTGTATTCTAGCCTCTTTGCTATACCCCTCTAATAATTGGTAAAAAAGGAATAGTCCACTAAGCGAGTCTCTTTCAATTACCCAGAATGCTATTTTAGTCGATGTACTGCTAAGTCGCCAGCGTTTTAAGAGTTGACATAGTTTTGTTTCTTCTAGTTGCCAGTAAGTAAAAAAATCTAAAACATTAGATACTACTGGGTAGTCGCTTCTACTTATAAAGTCAGATACTAGGGCATCGATTGACTCTAGGGACTGACACATCCCGATAGAAGCAACTGATAATCCCTCTAGTTTATATCCTGAGATAATTTGTAACATGGTTTTGTTTCGTTTATTCTTTATAGTTATTAATAGTTTCCCAGAAATAAATTACTAACAGAGATTTATTGCTTTTAAGTATTAGCTTCTGCCAGCAATAAAAACTTTCAAAAAAGTTATCCCATCCACAAGGAACATTAATAAAAATACTATCTAAAATGATAAGTAAATACCTCTTGACAAAATTGCGTATTGTCAAAATTAAAGGGCGTGGTTTTATTCCCATTTCTTTTAGTTTTGCTTTGGTTAGTTTCTTTCTTAGAAATTGATCGATCTTTTTATCTAGTTGTGTTTGACTCATTGTTTAGTGTCAGTTTCAATCCTCAATAAAGCTTAAGCCTAATTGTTTCTTTATTCCTAAGCAATTAAAAACAGATACTAACTTGGTTTCAATCCCTAATAAAGCTTAAGCCTAATTGTTTTGAGTTGGGGTTGAGACATTTCGAGGGTCATTGTTGTTTCAATCCCTAATAAAGCTTAAGCCTAATTGTTTCGGTAAAGCATTAAAGCCGTGTCAGGGTGTAAGGTTGTTTCAATCCCTAATAAAGCTTAAGCCTAATTGTTTCTTATCTTCCCAAAACCCTTGATATAAAAGGGTTTTGAGTAAGGATTGCGCCCCATTCGTTAAAATTCAGTTTTCAAGGTTCTGCTTGGTTCAAAAAATCAGGCTGGTGAATCCCAGATCGTAAACTGGTCAGGGTTTTCGGAGATTGCGCCCCGTGATTTTTTGGAACTTCACTTAGATGCCTTATTGGGTAAGGCTTTCGGGTTATTTATGCCGTGGCTATCCTCGCACGGCTGAGGTGGGGCGGTTTGAAAAATAAGGGATTGCGAGTCATTCTCGGACTGAGTGGGTATGCGATTCCCTTCCTGCTTCATCTGCTTACTAATCGAGTGTTCGGCATTCTCTATCGGCGCGTCCCCGATAAACTCTTGATGCAAATCAAGATCAGGCGTGAATTTCCCTGCTAAACCAGGGTATTTTCCAATCAAAGAGACGGGAAACTTAATTAAAGAGCCAATCGCTCTTAAAAACTCATCTTGCAGTCCACGGATCAGAATATTTGCGGCGGCATTCTGATCGGCGTGGGCTTCAAAACCACAGCTAGTGCATTTAAGCTTTGACTGACTAACACGGTTAGCTTTATCAATATTACCACAATTTAAGCAAGTTTGCGAGGTATATTTAGGATTAACACGAATCACTTTTCTGCCACGTTCGTTAGCTTTATTTTCAATAAATGTGCGAAGTTGACCGATAGCATTATCAAGCAATACTTTATTTAATCCAGACTTTCTTTTTTTGCCATTTTGTTTATAGCCATTGCCGTCTTCCTTTTCTTTAGGTTTTGCGGCGGCTGTCATGTTTTTTAGTTTTAAATCTTCTAAAATAACTGTTTGATATTCACTGGTTACTTTATGGGCTAATTGGGCATTTCTCCCTTTTCTTTGACGGGCTATTTTCTCGTGAACACGGGCAAGTTTAGCGTAGGTTTTACGCTGATTATTAGAGCCATCTTTTTGTCTGGAAGCTTGACGCTGTAATCGGTTAAGTCGCTTTTTCTGAATTTTTGCGTAGCGTTTAGCTTCTGATTGTCTCCCTAAATCATCGGTAAATATTGCCACAGCACCCATATCCAAACCAACACACTTATCGGATTCTTTATAGGTTGCGTTGTCAGTTTCAACGGTTAACTGTAAGTAATATCCCGTCGCTTTACGAGTAATTTTAGCCATTCGGGGAGATTTTCCTTGTAGTCGGTCAATCCCCCGCACTTTCAGTAATCCTATCTTTGAGGAAACGATAACTCCATTAGATTCAATTTTTATAGTTTCAGGTTGACCATTAACAAGAGTCTCCACTTTATCCCGGCTTCCTTTGAATCTGGGAATCCCACGGATACCTTTTTTAGCGGCATCATAAGCAGGTTTAACCACACTTCTAAAAAAGCCTTTTTTAAACTCTGTTTCAATTTCACCGATAAATTTTGCTGTATCTTCTCGAAAGTAAAAAGCAAGTTTTTGTCTATTAAGATAGTTAACAGCATCCTTATCAATGTCATCGACATTCATAAAACGGCGGATAGGAATAGCATCTAAGGGAGTATATTCTTTTCCGTTACTTGTCTTTTTGAAATAGGCAATTTTACAGCAAGGGTTTTTTATTAAAAGTTCTTTCTCTTTATCTTTAAGGGTTTTAAACTCTTTTTCGTCGTAATGTCCAGAATAACTTAACTCCCATATCTCAGGGCTAAACTCATCAAATTTATAAGTTTTACGATAATATCTTTGTTTTGACTCTTCTTTGAGTGCGATTGAAAGATTCCATAGTAACTTACACGCCACAAAAGAACGGTTAATTTCTGTGATTTGTTCTTTGGTAGGATGTATTTTAAATTCTAAGACTTCCATAGGAGGTTTTTCTTCCTTTGTCTTAGGAGTCTTTTTGACAATACTAAACCTTAGATAGTTATCTTTAGAACTAAGTGTTTCTTGAATTTGGCACTCATCTACTTTACGGTTGACTTTACTTTTGGCTTTCATGGATCGACCTTCCTTTATTCTTATTTAAATCTACCATAAGCTTTATAGAAATGTCAAGTAAGAAGTCTAAAGGTTTTTTATTTGACATTTAATCATCCCCCCAGTCCGGGTAGTATTGCAAATAGATAGCTTGTCGCTCGATAGCTTGCTTTTCAAGCTTTTCAATTTCTTCATCGTCAAAGCCATGCTCCCAAATTAGGGAATCAAGAAACTGGTCTTCTTTCTCTATAAACAATTCCTTCTTAACCATAAAATCTTGGCAACCATAAGACATCCCTCCGCTTTTCCCTATAAAAATAAGTGCATCGTCTTCAACGGTTGCCAAAAACTCTTTTAATTGTTTTGCAGTAATCACTTTGTGTCCCCTAAATAAAAAAACTAACTTTTATCAATATAAAGAGAAAACCCTATAGTCTCCCAATATTCTAATAGTCTCGGCACGTCAACGGTCTGAGCCGTATAATTTGATCCTGTTTTAGTGATAATAAATTTTTCAAAAATTTCTGGTGCGATGTAAACACAACAGTAGTTAGTCTCGTCAAATTTACCAGACTTTACGGCTAATTCAGAGGTAATCCCAATAGAAATATCGGTTATAAGCAATTTTTTATAAACTGAATCGCTTTTATCAGGAAAAACCCATGCAATAAATCTAACAATATAATCAAATTTTAATTCTGTTTGATCTTTGGCAATTTTTCCAGTTACTCCATAAACAGGAGCATTAAAATTTTGTTGCACTTCTGGAGAACCAGTTACTCCATAAACAGGAGCATTAAAATTTTGTTGTACTTTTGGAGAACCAGTTACTCCATAAACAGGAGCATTAAAATTTTGTTGTACTTTTGGAGAATTAGGCATAACTTAAGGCAGAAAAAGGTGCTAAACTATATTTAACTAACTTAAATCTACCATAAGCTTACTAGAAATGTCAAGTAAAAATTATTATCCTCTTAACGTCCGTACCTCGATACCTGAATATGAAAGACTAAAAAAATACTGTAATTCCAAAAAACGGTCAATAACCGAGGTCGTCCGGGAATTGATTAGAAGTTTACCCGATGACTGATACTTGAGAGTCATCGGAATAGTCGATATTAAAAGTGCCAGTTTATAAACTGGCACTTTTAACTTTATTCTCCGATTAATAACTAACGGTTTCTGACTTTAGAAAAAAGCTGCTTAACTTCCTTAAGATTTTCGGTGGGGATATAAGACGCTTGATTGATTCGCAACCCTTGACACACTAGATGAGAATGACCGGTTTTCTCTAGCCAACGTTCTAACTCTTTTCCAGACTTGAATCCTAACTCTTTTCCTAATTCGGCAGTAGAGCGACCCTCAAAACTGACATTCCGTCCGTTTTTACAGATAATTGTCTCAGTGACTTTTTCAATCTTCTCGATCACAATATCTGGACGGCCATCTAGCAAAGCTAAAACCTCAGCGCCATGAATCAGTCGAATTGCGTCACGCCGATCCATATAATAGGTTTTGGCTTTTGTCAGTTCTAGCTCAAGTTCTAATTCCCGAATACGTCCACTTTGGGCGGGGATTACTTCTTTGATAATTTGTTTTGCTTGAGTAAATGCCTTAACTAAGTTGCGCTTACAAGCAATGACCTGCGAAGTATTTCGAGAAAGCGTCATTAAAAAAGTTGCCTGCTCTTCATTTAGGTAACAGTAAGTCTCTTTGGAAGTGTTACCCTGAGCCGTTTTGAACTCTCGCATTTCAAATGCGAGAGTTCCAAATTCTTGAATTTCTGTTAAATATTTCTTGACTGTTTGCATTAAAGCGCGGTGTTCAATCCCCAATTCTAAGGCAATCAAACGAGAATCAACGACAAGACAATCATTCTGTGATACTATTTCAATAGCCATATTGGCCTCTTATTCAGGTAATGTGGTTAGTCCCCCGCTACTAACGGGGGCATTACTATAATTGTACCATTTTGAATAGTTGCTTGACGATTCTAGTGAGTAGAGAGAAATAGCCAGGGAGAGGAGATTAAGATAATCCCCTCTCTTTTTTAGTGTCCTGTACTGGCAGTCGCTGTTATTATTGTAAATAGATTGTAGATAAAGGTATCTACAATGGAATCCTTGATATATATAGCTTCTAGACTTTGTTGATACTGTTGACACTATCCCCTGATATTATTTTTTTATGTCTTACTGTTGAGACTGTCTTCCCCCTTTACCCTATTTTCTTTTTTCCCTGTATAGAGCATCAACGGCATCTACAAAGTCTAGAACCTTTATAGGCTAAAGGTTTCGATTGTAGATAGGGTTATTAACAATCTGGTTACAATCTACCCACGGTATCGCCTCTTAGTTACGAGGAAAAAACTCTGGACATCTGTTTTTAGCGTTGGCAAGGATTTTCTCTGTCATAAGCCTGTTAAATTCGTCTATGAGTATATTGACACCTTCATATTCCGACCTTGGCCTTCCGTTTTGATTCACAGCATATCTGATCGCCACTGTGGTTTCTCCTAGTGTCAGTCCAGACTTGAAATACTGACAAGTTCTTTTCTCAAGTATCTCTTGAGTCTGGTTATCAAGAGACAGTGCCACGGTAGGCATCATTCCTAAAAACAATAAGCTTAAAATAATCTTTCTCATCGAAGTTATGGTAATTTTCTATGATTTTACCACTCCCGAAACAGGTACTCGATAAACCAGTACAGGCGGGTATTCATGAATATAGGTCTTGATCACGCCATTTATTGAGTCAGCGTGAATATACTCCCAATCTCCCAAATAGATGCCTACATGACCATCTACTCCTGATTTGTGAAACATTAAGACATCCCCTTTGCATAAATCACCTTCAACTCTATCTAATAGACGATCAAGGAATTTGACTAATGAGCCTTTCCGAGGAATCCGTTCATAGTTCTCAAGGATAAAACCATGGGGCAAGAATCCGACTTTAATCCCCACACCGGCGATAAATCCTACGCAATCGGTTCCAATACCTTTGAGGGATTGACCGTGAAACCAGGGAGTACCGAGCCACTCAAGAGCCTCGGTAACAATCCGATTACCCAAAGAATCGTTTTTTGGTTCGTTCATTTTGTGCATTTTCCCGTTCTTTCAATTGAGTTAAACTATAACCTATGTCATTTCTTGATTCTACAGTAACGTTATTGGTGTTGTTAATTACTAAAGACTGATTAGAGTTATTGTTATTTGAAGTCGTGGAATAGTTAGGTTTACCTCCGACAAATCCCCCGTTAGCGTAATTTTTAATGGGAGCGTTGTTTCTATATTCTAGATAAGCTTCTGTCTCTTTAGGATTTAATACTAACTCATCTTCATTGGCTACGATTAATCGAGGTTTTCGACCGCCACTCATAGCTCGTTCACGCTGGAAAGCTGAAATGACATTTTTCTCTATCGGAGCATTAGGTTTGCCGACTTTACCACCATCACTAAATAAGCTGAATCCTGTACCCAGAGAAAATGCAGAAGCTGGAGCAGAAGCAAAGCTAGAGGCTCCTATACTACCAAGCGAACCAATTGAACCGAGTCCTCCAAGTCCTCCGCTAAAAATCCCTGTTATTCCACTAAGTAACCCATTAAATAATCCACCACCGCTACTGCCTCCAAAGATAGAAGAGAAGATGTTACTCACTGGCTTAAATATGCTACTGAGGGCATTAGTAAAGAAGTTACCTACTGGCCCGATAATTGCATTAAATACTGACTCAAAAGCTTGAGTTATTGGCTTGGTAAATCCGTCAATAGCTAATGTTAGAGCATCAATAGCAGGCTTGGTAATACCCTCAACAAATTTAGTCACGACATTTAATCCAAGACTACCAAAAGCCGATTCTATTCCCTTTCCTTCTCTAATGTCAGAAAAGAAGCTTTCAGCTGCGCCACGATTCGGAGAAGCGTCTAATGCTACTCGTTCTAATCTTAATTCTGCAAGTTTTTCCCATTCTGATCGGATATTAGCTACATATTCAGCGTATTGTGGTAAGTCTTTATAAGGCTCTAAGAAATCCTCTAGTTCTTCTTTGTCTTTTTGTAGGCTAATACGTTCAGTGAGGATAGCAGAATCATCAAATAGAGTCGGTCGGGATTGATTTTCTAATTTCATTCTCTGAATAGTTAAATCATTTAACCGGTCGCGAATACTTCTGACTGTATCTCTGGTTCTTCTAAATGATGCTTCTAAGGTAGCTACTCCCTGATTTTTGCCTAATTGTTCAATCGCTTGATCGAGAATTCCTACCCGTTCTTTGGCTAATTCAGCGTTTTTAGCTAAAATCTCGATAGCTTTTGTCGTTTCTTCCACAACTGATATGGGAGTATTAGGATTTATTTCTAATTCTTTTCGCAACTCATCTTTCATTACCTCGCTTCGTTTTTTCATAGCGTCGGCATTTAAAAGCAAGGTCCGTCGCTGGTCTTCTAGTGATTCAATTTGAGAGCGATATTGTCGAGAGACTTCTGTAGCACTTTTATTAATTTCCTCTTGTACTGTCAGATACCCTTTAGAGTTAATAGTCAAGTCAGCGACATTTTCAGAAGCATCTCTTAAGGTACGTTCTAATGTACGAGTATCTTCCTCTTGTTGCTGTCTAAATTTTATTAATCTATCAAGAGCATTATTTAGATTTTGTTGCTCTTCTAATCGTCTTAAAAACTCTTGACTGTTTTGTTCGGCTGTTTCAGCTGCGCGAATTTGACCAGCCGCATCGCCAAGATTAGCCGTAGGGAGGTTAGGAACGGGAGGTAAATTAGGATTCTGGAAGTTAATCAGATTATCTTTAGGAACCGGCGGTAAATCAGCATCCCAGAAATTATCTTGGTTTTGATTGGGTAAAGTCGGTAATTGGGCTATAGACGGGGGAGATGGTAACTCTTGAGTTATAGATGGAGAACTACTAAATTCTGGGCCACCTTGACCGCCTTGACCGCCGCGACTTGTTTGTTTGCCGTCAAGATCGACAAACATTGAATTAGCTCCTGATTGAACTACCCAGTTAGCGATTTTTGCGATTTGATTGGGATCGGTGAAAACAAGGCATCCAGCACTGCCAAGCTGTAAATCGTCTAAATGGAATCCGATTTGCGATCTTCCAGTAGAGAATTTTGGTTCGGCTCCTATCCACGCAGGGCCAACAGTTCCTAGTGGAATTTGGCTAGGTTTATAACTTGTAAGCTGTCCAGAATTAAATTGTCGAAGATAACGAGATGCGTGGTTAGCGTCAATAGACCAATTACCGTCAGGCAGTGGAGTTTCACTGCCACGAATATTGGTTCTATTAGTTCCAATTGCAGACTGCGTTGATGGTCTTCCTGTTACTCCTCCGATTACTGTATCTACTACTTTTCCGTTTTTGATTAAATCAAATTGGAGTATCTCTAATCCTTCTGGTGTTCTCCGTCCAGACTTTCTTACTAGGATATTTGATCCTTTTTGTAGATTTTGTGGTAATTGTAATGATGCACTAGGAACAACTGGACTTTGAGAGGGGACATTAGCACCCTGACCACCTTGATTTCTCCTGATTTGTCGAACGCGGTTTACTGCTCCAGTGTTAGCAGGACTGTCATTGTATTGCAGTGCTTCTAGTTCGGCTGTAGTACGGGTGGCATTTGGTTGATATTTTCGTAAAGACTGTTGATAAAAATTTAACAAGTCTTCCATCCGTTTCATACCTTGTCCTGGGTAATTAGCCCCTGGGAAAGATGCCCATTCTTTGCTGACTGCGTTAATTACTCCACGAATATCTCCTTCAAGAAGCTCATCTAACCCACCTCGCATTGAAATACGGCTTAATGCTAGTAAGTCCTGAGAGATAGGAGAGAAGTCTTTTAGCCCTAATTTTACTTTTTCTTCATCCCATACAAAATTCAGTGCTTGGTATCTTCCAGCTGCAGTGGAAGTAGTGTTACCAAAAGGAACGTGAATATTTGGGTGAGTTGCTAAAGAACTAAATTGTCCATGACCAAAAAGGGTGTTATATCCCTTATTTGGCATATTGGCAGTACCTTCTGCATAAGCAATAGTATCAAGAAAAGCTTTGACGCGAGGATTGTCTAAATGCTGAGATAATTCTTGACCTCGGCGTGTTAATCTATTAGGATTTGACGGCAACTGTGACGGTGGCGGAGGTAAAAAACTCCCCCCATTCCACACAGGAGCAGGGATAAAATTACTGGGAGCCGGTAATATTAAACCTTCCTTAGCTTTTCTGATTGCCTCAGCAGTTTCCTCTATACTTTTTACTAAGTCTTCCCCAGAAGTCTTGATATTTGGGGGAATAGCTACTAACTCAGAATTAATTAATTTAATCGGTTCTGGGAGTGTATTGAGATTTGTGACAATATCCTTGATTGATTGGGGAATAAAGCCTAATTCTTTATTGGTTTGTCGGATTAAATCAGCTAAAGTGCGATTAAGGTTTTCTTGAGTTCGTTTAATATCTTCAATCGTTCTTAGTCGGTTTCTTTCAGCATCTTGCTGTTGCTCCTGTAAGTTACGGATATTTCTTAAGGTAGAGATATAGGAAGTTTCTATCTCCTCGGTTCGGGATTGGAAGGTACGACCGCGACTAGCAATGTCAGCCTGACCCTGTACAAATTCTAGGAAAATGTCACCTAACTCTTTACCAGCATCGCTTGTACCGGGTATTAATAAACGGTTTTTGACTTGCTGTACCCTGATTCTATCGGTTGCGTCCAGTAGCTGATTTTGAGCATTTAAGAGGTTCTTGTCAAGTTCCCTGACTAAATCACTGTAACTTTCAGATAGGGAACGATTCTCTTTAAATGCTGACAGTTGAGCGTCTTCAATCTGTCTTCTGTAATCTTCAATCTGACGATTAAAATCTATTATCTGACGGTCAAGGTTGCGGTAATAGTCTTGTAGTGAGGTTTGTTGCTGTAACAAATTAGCACGGGCTTGTTCTAGGGCTAATCGGGTATTATCAACCTCTTGCTGAATTACATTAGGGTCGTCCGATGCACTTTCTAATCGATGATAAGCCTCTTCTAATAGTCTCTCTTGGTTGCGAACTTCTGATAGGGCATCCCGATAAGAAGCAACTGGACCACCTAAAGGTAATTGTCTCAGAGTAGCAATTCTCTCGTTAACATTAGCTCCCACTATTGATGCTTGTCTAGCATTTCTTGCACGCTCTCTTCTAGCGTTAGCAATTTCTAGTTCTGTATCGACAATTGATTTATCAATAGTTAAAGTTTGTCGTCTAATAGATGCTTGCTGTTTAGCTGCTTCTAATACCTGTTTTAATTCAAAAGGAGCTTGGTCTCCCAACTGTTGTAACCGATCACCTATAGCTTCTGGTGACACGATTCCTTGCTGTAGTGCCGTTCTAAAATCTAGTCCGTTTAATTCAGGCATTAACTCAGTTATTCGCTGATTAATCTGATCCGTTAATGTGTTTTGTAATTCTTTTTCTTTGGTTGCTAGTAATTCATTAAGTGAATTAAACTGATCCTTGACAATAGATAGGCTCTGTTCTCTAATAACCAAATCTATTTCAAATCGCTTAAGATTACCAGATAAAACTTGTCGTTTAATATTTGTTTCAGATAAAATAGTCCGTCCGTTAGAGATAAATTCAATATTAGATAAAGCTCTTGCTACTTTATTTATCTGTTCTGTTAATCGTTGGTAGTTAACTAAATTTTCTTTGACTGCTTCGTTGTATTTTTCTTGTGATTCTTTTAATTTTCTAAGTTGAGCTTCAGCGACTTCTAACTGAATACTAGCATTATCTTTTTGGAACTTAGAAGACTCTGGATCATCTAAGACTTTTTTGATTGCTGTAATTCTTTCTTCTGTAGATGCTATCTCGTTAACAATAAGCCCAATTTGAGGGAAGTATTTTTCCGTCAAAGCTTGTATTTCTTGATTTACTTTTGCAATTTCTTGACGAACAGATGTAGCTTTTTTAACGTCAGCATCTCCACTGGCTATAATTTCATCTACCTTGAGGTCTTTTGCTTTTTGCCGCAATGTGTCAAGTTTACCCGTAAATTCGGTAATTCTTGTATCACTAAATGTATCAGTTGATAATCTTAAGATTTGTGTCGTATCACTTAGTCCTCCCGCAGTAAACTCTAAACTTTTATCTTTTTCTCTGTTGTTTTTAAATTGCTGAATTGCGGTTGCACTATCAGTTATAACAGTAGAAGTAGGTAAAGGTTTTTCTAGTAATCGTCTCAATTCTTGTAACGATTCTTGAGTTGATTTAAGGGATCGTTTAGACTCTTCGGAGCCTGCGTTGATGTATTGATAAAGCCCTTTAAAAGCTTCCATTACACCAAAGATTAATGCAGTCCATCCTAATCCTTTAAGTAGTCCTACTCCAATCTGAGATATTGCCCCACCAGTAGTTTTAGCTGTAACTCCTAATGCTTTTAGTGTTAAGTCTATAAGTCCGAGATTTTTTAGAACCATCACAAAACTGCCAACAGTAACAATACTAATAGATGTTAATACAGTAGCTAACGACTGACCATGTTTCGTTAATATTTCTAGTCCTTTTGTTATTAATGGTAATCCTAATTTAGAAGCGTTTAATAAAGATTCGCCTAATGAAATGCGAAGCAATTCTATCTGATTTTGAACTCTGGCAACTTGAGCAAAAGCAGTATCATCAATAACACTAAGTCCACCAGCACTTTCTAAGTTAATCTGTGTAGCTAGTTTAGGTAGCAAATCTTCTGCTAAAATAGATCCTGATTCAACTAATTTAATAAATTCTTGAGAAGTCAATCCCATAGAACGAGCAGCAATCTGTAACGCGCCTGGCATTGCTTCACCTAACTGAGAGTTAAGTTCTTCCATTGAAACACGACCTTTACTAGCTATCTGAGTAATAGCTAGTAAAGCTCTATCTTGCTGTTGAGAACTAGCACCTCTAGTAGCCAATCCTAACGTTATCCCTTCAAAAATTTTATCTTTTTGAAACTCTAATGGCGTATTTATTGTAGAAGCACTAAACTGCTGATAATTTTTGGCAGAAGATAAAAATGATAGCCCTAATCGGTCAGCTTGTATCTTTAATTTAGCAAGAGAAGATTCAGCATTTTCAGTTGAAAAATCTAAGGCTGTTTCAAGCCGCTCCATGTTTAATGCTGCTTCAAAAGAATCAGTGGTAAATTGTCGAAAAAACATACTGGCTTGCTGAAGAATTTGAAAACCAGCAAAAGCTGATAATAGTGTTCTTGCTCCGAGCAAGACTCGTTTAATAGGTTCAGGCAAGTTATTTAACTGATTTTTAATTACTTCAAATACCTTACCTATTTTTTGTAATTGAGTAGGATTGTCTATATTCTGAATTATCTTGCTTGCCGATTTTGCCTGTTTATTTGGTTCGGGTTCGGGATCAGATGAAGCAACAGGTCGGTTAATAGGGGGAATAGGAGGTATTCCACCACCTGATGATTGTGGATGAGGAAAAAACGGATCGATGTTTACAGGATTTTTAGTCGCCAAATAAAGATTCTCTATCATATTTTTAGCAATGATAGCCATCGTCGCTTGTAAATCTTTTTCTTTCGACTTAATCCCTTTAATTTCACCTTCAACTATATTTTTTCCTATTTTTTCAAATTCTTTAGAAGGCGACTGTATTTTATTGATTTGTTTAGTTATTTCTAGTGGAATAGAGGCAATGTCTATTGAAACAGTCTCAAGTTCTGCTAGTTTACTATTTAATCCTTGCATTAATCCAGAGACAATACTAGAGCCAGCATCAGCCATTTCTGGTATTACTTGAGATTTAACGTTAATAGCGTCAAGAATTTCTTTGTTTACACCTAATTTTTTTAAATCATAAATAGGATTAACATTTTCGGCAGATTCTTTAAGTTGAGTAAGGTTTCCTTTTAATGATGCCAATGGATGTCCAAATCTTTCGTTTTTTGGCACTTTAGCTAATAAATTATTAACTCGATCAATAGCATCTTGAGACGCTTTTCTTAAAGTGTTAGCATTTTGAATAACATAAGAGACTTCACGTTGAATGTCTTCAATTCTAAGGTTTTTAGCAATTGTCTGTTTATCAATCTTGCTTAACTGTGGAGGAGTCGGTATTTTGGCTTCTGGATTGTCGGTCTGCTCGTATTTAATTAATGCTTGCTCGTATTCTGTTTGTTTTTTAAGAAATGATGCTCGTTTTTTTTCTGGTAATAAATTTAGATAATTTGAATTAACACCACTACCAAACATTTTTAATTGAGGTGTTACTCCTGTTAATTGAGTTTGTATATCTTTTGTTAATGAAGAAATAATTGATCCTAAGAGTGTAGGGTCAATTATTTCTTTTGGCTGAAATTGTGCAATACGCTCAAGTAATTTTTCAACAATTTCTTTAGGCACATTTTCTGTAATTTTAGTAATTTTTAATGCAATTTTTGCTAATTGTTCTTTTGGTACAAGAGTATTTATATTTGTTATGTCTATTTTAGAAAAATCTCGTAAAATAGGATCGTTTTGCAGTCTTTTGCTTTGATTTACTCTTGCTTGTAAATTTTTTAAATTTTGATTTATTCTATTTTGAGCTTGTATTGCGGGTGAATCATCATATTCAGCGTTTTGGGCTTCTTTTTGAAGTTGCTCTAAATCTTGCTGAATTAACTCGCTTCCAATAATTATAGATTTAGCGTATTGAATAGATTGTGAAATACTATGCTGAAATAGATTATCAAACGTACCTAAAGTAGTTGTCAATCTTTGTTCAATTTGTTTACTTATTTGAGCAACCTGTTCATTCTGTTTTAAATTAAACTTTAAGTTTGGCTCAACAATTTTCCTAGAAGAAATTTGCGCCACTAAACGATTGTCTTCTCCTTCAGGAACAAACCCAAATCGTTGATAAATTGATCCCCGTCTTTTTCCTTTTTGATCTACATTTTCTGGCGATGCAGTTAATATAGCTTCATTAGTATTGCTTACAAACTTATTAAAAAACTCAGACACAGAGTTTTTTAGTTGAATTACTTCTTTTTTTGTTAATTGCGCTGCATCTCCTAGACTAGAAAACCGAGAATCTAGAGAAAAAGCAATTTCATAAATATCTTGCCCAACACCAGGTATTGATTGTTTTGGTGTGGCTGTAAATCCGATCACTCGACCACCTACATTGTCGGTTCCAATATATTTACCTTCATCGTTAACAAAAAATGATTTATGATTTTCTCTTGCAATCAATCTAAATCCTTGTTCAATAATTTTTTGCTCTGATACTGCTTGCTTTAAAGCTCCGATAAATTCTGCGCTACTTCCCTCTAAAGCTTTTTGAGTTTTCAAAAGAGAGTGAGATTGTTTAATAATTT